AAACTACATGGTGGCCGAAGCCGCAACAGCTAAGACCATCTGTTATTACCTTCAAGAACATGGTTTTGAAGATTCCGTTATGGCTTCATCGTCAATTGATTTCGCAAGTGAGTATGGTTTCGATACCGATGACTGCGCTCGTGATCTTTGGGATCAAGGCGTCAAGATGTATTACATGGCAGGAGGTGTACAATAATGGCTGGCAAAAATCTACTTAAAACTGGTAAACGTAAAAAGCCACGTGCTGCTCCAATTATTCGTCGAGGTGGTAAACTCGCTGAGCCGAATTGGAACGAGGTTGATCTAAATGATGGTCAGGCTGTTCACCGTCGTCGTCAATACATTCGTGCATGGTACTACGAGAACTATAAGCATAAGGATCTAATACCATACGTATGGGAATGGATGAAAGCCAACAAGTACAGTAAGGATGACATTCAAGCAGCTAAGAATGCTGGTCGTTTGGCTGATACTGCTACCGTTGGTATCATTGCTCGTATGGAGACTATGGGTGCGCCTTATAACAACAAGGCAGAAGCCGCATATTGGATCTCACTTCCTGGCACTGGTAATACCTTTTACGAAGCTCGTGACTGGTTGACCAACCGTATCTCTGAAGCAATCGCGTATGGCAAAACTGTCATCGTTGAGAAAAAAGCTGAAGAGGATAGCAAACCCGTTGTGGTTCGTAAGACTCCTCAAGAGCTACTTCGTGAGAAGGTATACAATACAGTCATGGAGGACGTGGATACTCTAGAGGACGAATGGATCCAAGGTAAGAAAACTACAATTGATCTATACAACCTATTCCTTAAGTATGACCTCAAGGGTGCAGCTGTTGAGATCGTTCGTAAGTTCATTGATGGTTGGCATCTTGATTACTATGATGCATATCACAAGAAGTGTGAACAGGCCGTTGAGGGTTATAGCCACCTTAAGCGTCCTGAGCTAAAACGTCGACTTAAGGCGTGTGATGATATGATTGCCGATCTTGACAAACTCAAGGCTCGTGCAAAAGCCACTCGTAAGGTTCGTACTCCTAAAGCACGATCCAACGATTCACAGATTAAGTATCTCAAGTTCTGTAAGGAATCACGAGAATACAAACTACTCTCCATCAATCCGCTCACGGTACCTGGAGCTATGCGACTCTATACGTTTAATCAAAAGACTCGCACATTGTCTGAGTACGTAAGTTACTCAACAACAGGCTTCGAGGTAAAGGGTACTACCCTACAGAAATTTGATGAAGGGTTGAGTAGGTCAGTCCGTCTGCGAACACCAGAGGATTTCCTACCCATTATTCTAGGTAAGACGCCAAAGCAAATCGATAATGCTTGGGCTAAACTTACCACAAAGACGGCCAAACCAAACGGTCGTATCAATGCCGAAACGTTATTGCTAAGGGTTATGGACAAATGAGTTTAGATGCAAGACTAGAATCTTTACAGCGAAAGCATAAGGATATAGACGATAGGATCAAAGCTCTTGAAGGAGAGCGTGCTCCTGAAAAATTCATTAAGTCAATGAAGATCCGAAAGCTAATGGTTAAGGATGAGATAACTCGTTTAGAGAGTGAGATAAAAACTTTATCATGAAGCATTTAATAGCTGAGGCCGTTGTAACTGCAGCCCTAGGTCTAACCGCTCCAGACATGGAGTGTATAGCCAAGAACATTTACTTTGAGGCTCGTAACCAATCGCACCTTGGTCAGATAGCAGTGACTCATGTTGTTCTTAATCGTATCAGAGATGAACGATATCCGAATAACGCGTGTGATGTTATCAAACAAGGTCCTACAGACTCAACTGGATTCCCTAAACGGCACAAATGCCAGTTCAGTTGGTATTGCGATGGGCTCTCTGATGCCCCAAAGAATGATGAGCTGTGGGATACTGCACAGGAAAGAGCCACAGAGGCCATTTCATTGTATGGTGCTTATGAAGATTTAACAAATGGTGCAACTCACTACCACGCTAAGAACGTTACTCCCTATTGGGCTGACAGTTTGCGTCGTATCATGAGAGTTGACGACCATATATTTTATAGATGGGAGGAATAATGTCGCTAGAACAAATACTAACTAAAAAGCGATTCAGTAAACTTGTTGAGACTAAGGTCGAGGAAAAGAATATGTCCTACATGGACGCAGTCATTGACGTATGTACTGATAGGGAATTAGACCCAGGTGAGATCAATAACCTTATCGGCCCAATCCTTAAGGACAAGATCGAAGCAGAAGCAGTATCATTGCGATTAATGAAAAGCAATGGAAACCAATTACCGATATGATGATTCGTATGGAACCGTTTGATGCTTTTAGATATTACATGGCGATGAAGTTACACTTTGAGGACGATAAGTATGAGGCTCCTCGGTATAACTACAAGACGTCAGCAAAACCTCAGTCGTTTTGGAAACGAAAGGATAAGTACTTCTTCGCTAAACTAGCACGGAGGTTCGATGATCCAAACGAACTGATTTCTTTTTACGCGTCGCAGTTTGTGTCTGACTCAAAGTGGGTTGGCGACATGATGAGCGACGACAAGAATTATGAGGAGTGGCAGAAGCGCAACCAAGCTCTGTCCTATACCTTTGAACAGGATATAAATAATCTATCCGACAAGGTTAACTCCTTCGACGAACTACTGGTTTCCGATAATGGTCAGCATCCGTTGATTATATCGGAATACCTTAGTGGAACGATCTGCATTGAAACTGTGGTCATTCTTGATAAGCTAACGCGATTCATGAGCAGAGCAGATCGTCAAATAAGTGAGACCATCGTATGGCCTGATGTCTCACGCAAGATCCGGAAGTACGGCTTTTTCGTAAATCCTAATTTGGAAAAAATGAAAAAAATTGTGCTAAAGGTATTTACATTATGATGAGTTTGTGGTATAATAGTACTACATTCAGTGGATAATCCAGCAATACAAAAACATACTAGGAGAAAATATATGTCTTTTGCAAACCTTAAGCGTAACCGCGCAGATATCTCAAAATTGGTCCAAGCAGCAGAAGCTGCAGGTGGCGGAGAAAAGAAGTCCTATGTGGACGATCGTTTCTGGAAGCCAACGCGAGATAAATCTGGCAATGGCTATGCAGTAATCCGTTTCCTACCAGCACCAGAGGGCGAGGATCTCCCCTGGGTTCGTTATTGGGATCATGGGTTCAAGGGACCGACAGGTCTATGGTATATTGAGAACTCGTTGACCTCTATTGGTCAGCAGGATCCAGTATCCGAAATGAACTCACAGTTGTGGAACTCTGGACGTGACGAGGACAAAGCTATCGCTCGCGATCGCAAACGTCGTCTACATCATGTTGCCAATATTCTTGTGGTTAGCGATCCTGCTAATCCAGAGAACGAAGGGAAAGTATTCCTTTACAAGTTTGGCAAGAAGATCTTTGATAAGATCATGGATGTCATGCAACCTCAGTTCCAAGACGAGGATCCGATTAACCCATTTGACTTCTGGGACGGTGCGGATTTCAAACTGAAGATTCGTATGTTTGAGGGTTACCCAAACTACGATAAATCAGAGTTCGCTTCCCCAAGCCAACTAATGAACGGTGACGAGGATCAACTCGAAGCTGTTTACAACAGAGCCTATGGCCTACAGGATTTCCTCGATCCGAAAAGCTATAAGACTTATGACGAGCTGAAAGCTAAGCTGATGCGAGTCTTAGGTGAGGAGGGTCAACCTCTTACCACCGCAGAATCCGTAACTCTGGATACAACTGCTCCTTCTCCTTCCTTCCAAAAGGCAGCTGAACCAGAAATGCGGGTCGCAGAGGAACCAACGTCAACTGATAATGATAATGATGATGACACGTTGAGTTACTTTGCTAAACTAGCAGCGAAAGGGTAAACAAGGGTAACACCGCCCTACACAAAACCGCTCGTTAGTTTGGAGGGGGATCGCAATGATCCCCCTTTTTTTTACCACCACCAACCTTTTTTATCCTCGGGCTCTTGTGCAGGAGGCGGAGATGGTTCAACGGTCGTTTGATTGTTATTAACAGTTTGTACACTGGTTGATCCACCAACTACTGTTGTGTTACCGGCACCAGCACCAGCAAGCTCAGCGTTCTCAGCGTTTGCTGCGGTTAGCTCGTTTCCTGATTGTCCGCTCGCTGATGGTAATACCTCCCCAGTGTCTGGATCAATACCAGCAAACTCATATACGAAATTAGGAACCGCCTTTGAGGCAAAGTATTGTAACGTTCCACCTTCAGGATCCGGAAGAACCATTCTTAGTAGAGTCTTAAGGAATTCAGTCGCCATGTCGCCAATGCCTGCGCCAATCGACATAAGTGTTGAGCCAGGATCATTAAACATTCCGGTAAAGAATCCTTTTACAGCTTCCCATGCAGGATCAACCAGA